AGTAGGGCAGCGACAATGTCGTCGGCCGCCTCGGCGACCTGGTCGAGGGCGTCGTCGTAGGTCGCGTAGTCCAAATCGAGGACGTCCGCGAGCTCCTGCCCGTCAACGAGTGCCATTGTGCTGCCCTACTCCCCTTCGGTTTAGTTCTCGGCCAGGCGGACGACGCCAGCGGGCAGGTACACGGCGGTTGCGCCGTACCCGTAGATGGCGATATCGCGGCCGAGCTTGCCCACATTCTCTGCGGTGGCCAAGCGGGGGCCATCCTCGATCCAGCGGGCTGCCTCACCATTCAGGACGATGGCGTGGCGGTCTGCGTCGGTGTCGAGCCACTTGGCGCGGACGACGCGGAGCCCGGACACCTCGACCTGCAGGGTCGATGCCGTGGCAACGCCAGAAACGTTGTTCGGGCTGTACGGTGCCGGGATGAACGTCGACCATCCGCCGATCTTGGTGAACAGGGCGGTGGACACGAGCACGACGGACGCGGGGGCGCCGGTGGCGTCCTCGACCTCCATGGATGCGGTGAACACGCGCTCACGGAACACGGAGCCGGTGGTGTCGGCCGACAGGTCGTAGATGTTCGTGTTGTTCGACCCGGTCCAGAGGTCATTTGTGAACTTGCGGTCGGTGACCGTCGAGTACGACGCCGCCATGATGCGGTTGTGGGCGTCGAGGTAGGACGGGTTGGAACGCTGCAACAGCTGGTAGGAGATATCGCTACCGGCCGCGTACGTGGCGAGGGTCGCGTCGCCCTTTTCGAGGTCGATCTCGACGGAGTTGACTTCGTCCTTCTCGTTGGCCTGCGCCTCGACGATGGCGAGGAGGTCGCCGTCGAAGTATGGCCAATTGATTTCCATTCCGGCTGCGCCTGCGGACTCCGGGCCACCGACTGAGGTAATGGCCGGGCGGCCGAGGTCGATGATGCCCTTGACCTGCAACAGCCACACGGGCGGCATGACGCCGGGGTTGTTGGCGGTCACCTGGTCGGCCAGGGCGCGGGACTCGACGTCGCCCGCGAGGACGGCCTTCGAGTATTCGCCGAAGCTGCGGAACTGTGCCAGCGGGTGCACCGGCTCGGCGGTGAACGCACGGGCCTCGATTGAGGCGATGTGCTCACGCACCTCGGCCAGGGCCTCGCGGGCCTCTGTGTCGACCGAGACCACCTCGGTCGTGTCCATGGTCTCGGACATTGGTTCTCCTTCTCGGATTGCGCTTACGCCTGCGGTGGCGTATGCGGGCATGTGGGTGAGGCTCACTTCCATGAGCTGGGCGGCCTGGTGCTGTACGGCGGTTTTGGCGCGGTTCCAGGCGGATTTGACGGGTTGGAATCCGACGGACAGGCCGCGGCTCGCGCCGGTGCGGGCGAGTGTTGCGGCGTCGCGGCCCTGTGCGGTGTTGACGATCTCGAAGTCGATGTAGAGGCCGTCCTCGCGGTTTTCGGCGCCGGTGATGATGCCGACGGGTTCGCCGTGCCGGTAGGCGAGAGGCTTGCCGATGACGTCGGCGGTGCTGAACGCGTCACGGGCGAAGCTTTCCTCGATGCCGCCGACCAAAGTCGGGGTGTCGTAGGGGACGGCTCGGCCTTGACCGATGGCGACGATATCGCCGTTCTCGCCTTCCTCCCTGGACAAAATGATTATTTCGGTGTCGATTTGGCACGTTCTCACGGCTGAACTCCTAGCGTGGGTAGGTCAAGCAGGTTGCGGGCCTCGTCGAGGTTGAGCACTTCGAGAGGTAGCAGAGTGTTGATAATGCCGGCGATTTCGGCGGGGTTTCCGCGCAGGAATACGGACGTATCGAACATCACGGTATGCCCGCGCGGCGTGACGTCATTGAGGCTTAGTCGCTCGTCGATCATACGCATGATGGGCGTCAGGGCGGTGTCGAGGAGCTGCCGGTACAGGTCGACCCGGTTCGAGTAGGTGAGGCTGGATCCGGGGACGCCTGCCCCGGTCCAGATCGGATCCAGGTTGGCGAGTCGGGCGATCTGGATTGCGGCGGCGTTGCGAGCCTCGACGAGCTGGAGGTCGGACGCGTTCCAGCCAAGCATGTTTGCGTCGATGGTGGAGTTCAGGTAGGCGGTGGCCCTGGCGGCGCGGGCGTCCTCCCAGGCCCCGAGGAGGTCGTCGACCTGGTCGGCGGGCAGGTCTGCGCCGTTGTTTTTCAGCACGACGGACGGTAGTGGGCTTTGGGCGTAGTTGAGTGTGGCGGCTTCGAGCGCGGCCGCTGTGTTTATTGTGTTCGCGCCTGTCTTGAGCCATCCGCCGTTTCCGTCGCCGTCGAAACGGATTACGTCACGTTCCGGGACGGGGAAACCGTTCCATAGCACCTGAAAGGCGGAGTATTGGACGGGGTCGATTTCGGTTGTGTTGCTCGGGCTCACGGACGTGCCCGAGCTGATAAGGATTTCATCGGGTGGCATCCGCACGACGGTGGCGGGGAATCCGTCCCACGTCCTCGACGTGATCCTCCACCAACCTTGGTCATACAACAGCAGGTCAGACACGAGGCGGGCCATGAAAGCCGCGTAGGTGGTGTCCGGGCACGGCTGGCGCAGGAAAGGCCGCGCGATTTGTTGCTCGTTGTCGAGGTATTCGCGCAGAGGAAAGGCGCTAATCGTGTGGGTGTAGGTCTGTAATGCTTTCGACAGGGCCGGGACTTGCAGAGCTGTCGTTTTGCTGATTGTGGATCCGTTCGCGGCCAGGATGGCTTGCATGAGTTGGGATGCTTCACGGACGTGCGGGACCTCGACCGTAGCCCGAGAGGCTGCCCTCGCGGCTATGTCGGCCTGGTCCCGCACGATCCGGAGTGAACGGGGAAACGCCACGCCGTAATGATAGTGCGCTAATACCATAGGTGTAACTCGGGTCAAGCGTGTGCGCTGTTTATGCGAGTCACTCCTCTGGTTCATCCCACCATGCGGCCAGCGTTTTCCAAATATGTGCCGGACGTTCGGCTTTGGCTCTCTCCATCAAGACAGGCCATGGAGCATGTAACTCGACAATACGCGCCTGATGTTTTGCGTATGCTCGATTAGCGGTTTGTGTTGGCTTGGCATGAATGATGTAACTATCGCCTTTACGGCTGTATGCCAACGCGCACGCTACTGCTGTTTTTCGTATTTGTATTGCGGCTTTTCTTATATGTGCTGGGTATTCGTGATGTGGCGTATTTTCTGCCGTGATCGCTAATGCCAAACGGTCAAGATCGACAACGATATCGCCTGTTTTGGCTCGTTCCTTTACCCATGTGGATTTTCCAACACACGGGGGCCCTGTTACAACGTATAAAGTCATGCGCGTCGCCGTGATCGGATCATGGCAACAGGTTTCGGTGTTTTCGATGCCATGGCGCACGCGAACATGACGGCGCGGGCCGCGTACACTCCTCGGCCGCCCATGGGTGCCGTGATTACCCAACCGCCTTGTCTGCGGCTGATGGTTGAGGCTGCGAAGGCTTCGCGTAAGACCTGGTCGCCGTTGTGGGCGATGGCGCGGCGGTCGAATAGGTCGAGGAGGTTTTGTGTCGCTGTCGCGGCTTCCCGCTGCCCGACAACCTGGTCGATGTGGGCCTCGATGCGATCCAGGTAGCCCGGGGTTACGGCTACGACGGTGCGCGGGTGCTGTTTCCTGATTTCGGTTATGCGATCCGATACTTCGCGGATCGTGCGGTGGGTTGTTACCCGTATGACGACTTTGTCGCCATCGACGGCGGCTATGGCTACGGCGTGGCCCATGCCATCGAAGTCGGCTTCGGCGGCTACGTTCCACTGCGTATTTTCGGGTAAGTCAACCGGGTTATGGGTTTCTTTCCACCATGAGTCCCGTAGCCAATGGTCGGACCTGATTACCCATTGGTTCAGGTATTCGCGGCGCCAGGCGGATTCCTCGACGTTTTGCCATTGTTGCCGTAGGAAGGCTTCGCGGCGGTCGGACCATTCCGGGCTGGCGTACCGCCACGTTTCGACGTTGTCGGGGTCGGCGTCCTGTGGGGCGGACCATTCGAGCAATAGCACGGCCCCAGGATCCGTGTCGCCGAGCCGGTCGAGGGCCCGCTGACGGTATGCCGTCATGAGGTCCGAGGTCGAGTCACCGGCGGTCGACACTAGCCAGAGCTGCGGCTGATTGCGTTCGGCCATCGTCGGGGCGAGGGCGTCGTCGACTACTTCCCGTTTTACTTTCCAGGCCTCGTCCACGAATACGAACGAGCACGAGTAGCCGACGCCTGCGGATTCGTTTGCGGCGTGGACTAGCCACCTGTCGCCGGTCGGTATCTCGATCCCGGCCTCCATGTTTCCCCACTTGACTGCCCGTTTGCCGTAACGCTCCGATGCCCATAGGCCTGCGGGCCTCATGACTTCCATGGCCGTCGAACGACGGTTAGCCACGTGGAGGATGGTCTGGGTTTCGCCAAAGAGCTCCGCGTTATGTAACCGCCACATGCACACGGCTCGGCTGAGGAATGACTTCCCGCTTTGTCTCCCTACTGTCACCAGGACCGTAGGCCACACCAGCTGACCATTTTCGTCGTGTTCGAGTGCCCGAGTCAGGGCGTAACGCTGCCAGGCCCGCAGCTGCATCCCGTAAACGTCACTTAGCCACTTTTCGGCAGCCTCCCCGTAGGACCCCCGGACCGTCGCAGGCTGCGCCGTTTCGAGTCTGGGTAATGCGAATCCGTCCGGGTGGTATCTGGGACGCGATGGCACGTTTTGGCGTTTTCCGGGCCTTGGGGGAGAAAGAAGCG